TACACATCTTTGGTGTGAGCAGTGATTATTACAGGCTTACCGTAGTTAATGACTCGTTGTTGCATGAGAATTTTGAAGTATTGATTGTAGTCTGACCCAATATATTCGAGTAGGTTCGTTAAGCCTACCCCGTTCTATTTATGAACTGCTTTATGTCACCACAAAGTTTAGACTATATCATCATCCTACAAAGTAGGAGCTAGGCGCTTCCAGCCACTTGGCTGTACTCCCTTTCGGGATAGTCGTTGCTCTTTCCAGATTAACCCAACCATTCCTGTACAAAATGAGGCAAATTATTGGTCTTTATAAATTTTACTCTAGCATCAAAAGCATCTTTTTCTGCTAAGCAAGATTTAGTAAAGATAGTTTTACCCTCAAAGGATATTATTGCTTTCCAGCGATTATGTACCTTATCCCAATTCACACCAGTATAGCGGTTACTTCCTTTACCGCTGTACCGTGTATTCGCTGTTTGCACAGATGAGCTTACCCAACGCAAATTACCAACAGTGTACCCTACATTTGGGTCAATTCTATCCAATGTGACTTTTTTAGATTTTGCATCAAGTTCGCTGTAATTTGGCAAACTTGTTACGTAATCTCTAAAAGCAGTAAATGGCATTAATGCACTGTCTAGTAAAATTCCTCTAGCACCGTAGTTGCGATAGCTAGGATGCTTTTCGTCATTACACCTTCCTAGGATTGACCTATAACGGTCATACACAGGATGTAATTCGTTTCCTTTGCGTTGTCTTGTCATTTGGTTCAATCCACATTAGTTAATACAAGTTGTATTGTATAGTATGGACTTGGATTAATCTAGCTTAGATCAGGATTGTCTTAGCATCTAAGAGTTTCCCTGAGTTCACCTAGTTATACACTACAGATTACTCCATAGCGGGGCAGTAATTTTTACCCTTTCATAGTGTTAGCCGAGTTAATGACATACATTGTCTCGAACATATCCATTAGAAATGTTACTGAGTCCAAGATAATGCCTTCACTGGTAGCATCTGTAGTAGCATAGTCAAACCCTTCCAGTACTTGGTACGGGTCTGTAATACGGAAGTTTTGGAACTTATTGGCAAACGGTGAACGTTTACCTGCTTCCGTATTCAAGAGCATCCAATTCTCTTGGTTGCGGATATTACGTAAACTAGCAGACTTGCCTGTAGCAGATTGCCCACAGATCAGCACTAGCTGGTCATTAGTCTCACTGGACATGAGATATACTCCTTGTGTTGTTGGTTCAAAGGTATTCTGTCAGATTCGCTATAGAGTAAGCGAACCAAGACAGAAAGAATAAAAGGCAGTGCAGCATGATTAGTACTGCACCATTGAGATTATGGAAGGTATTTTTTAGCAATTGACTTAAGTACAGTAGCATCCAACTCTGCCTGAGTTAACCCAGATGGTAGTTTACTATTGAACTCTTTTACTCGTTGGGTAACTTCTACCAAGCTAAGTCCACTGTCAGCCAGAATCATACCGAAACGCAGAATCTGATTGTTTCTGCCTTTGGTAGCAATGTCTGTAGCGAACCAACGCTCTAAGTTATCCAGTGAACCAATCTTTGCTTGGTTCAGACGAGATTGTTCATAACGGGTAGTCTTAGGAATGAATGGGAGAATATCCAGTAGTTGAGTTGACTGACTAAAGAAAGTATCTCCAGCAGGATGTACTGCCCATTTACGTGAACGTTGATTAGCAGACTCATCAACTTTGAATGGTAGCCATGCTATGATAGCCTCCATCATAGTCTTGTAGTCATCAGCATCCAATTTCAGCTCATAGTTGATGGGTATAACTAAGCGATAGCGATTCTCTGTAGGAGTATGCCGCTTAGTTGTATACGTCATAAACTGATACTCCTTCAATAGTTCATGGGCTTGAACCAAGGAAGTACCAGAATCAACGTCAATGACGATCATATTGAAGTGAGGGATAACATTTGTCTCACAACGATGCCCATTTAGGAATGCATGATTACACCAGTTGATGTTATCTGCTTTGGTTAGAACTTCTAACTGATCAAACGGAACTCGTTCCGTGACATAGTTGTATGCCCAGTCAAGACTGTATGAGAGTATCATGGAATTAGGGTCAGTAGCTTTAAGGGTTTCCCCTTGAAATAACTCAATGCCGTCTACTAATGTTTTCTTGATTACTACATGGTTCTTGTATCCCCATGCAGCAGCCAAAGCTAACATTTCATTTCTAGCACCTACCCCAGATTTNTAGAATGGTANNGCTTCTACTAAATCTGCATGAGTGAGTTCTGTTTCAACTGCGGCAATGTATTTCGCTAAGCGTACATAACTTTTCTCACGAGACAGCATCTTTTTGAAAACTTCACCACTCTCTTCTACAACTAAGATAGCTTGCATCAGGTGTTCCAGAGTGATTTCAGCCATCATATCAATGAAGGCTAATGCTCCAGCTAACTTGAGTGCTTTGAAGTACCGATGAGACATTTCTGCCTTACGGATTTCTTCGTGTTCAGGCAGCAATTCTGCTGCTTGTTCACAAGCAATCTTGTATTCCATCAAACGAATAGCCACATCATCATCCAGAATTAGTTTCCAGTTGAAGAAAGCCTCATCTGCTAAGCGAGTGAAATGTTTATGCCATTTCTGGGTGATAGTGGAGTTAGCAGGATTGACTAAATTCTTGAAAATATCTGCGGCTGACAACGTAGCATGAGCACGAGTAGCATGTTGACCATGACCGAATAGGCAACGTCTTGCATAACCAGTATCCAAGAATGAAAAGAACTGATCTTCAGTTTGCCCACCATCAAACAATTTGGCTGGAGTACCAAACAGTAGCATGTTAGTTGGAGTCTTTCCACGAATCTCTTTTCCACGAGTATTTTCGGCAGTATTCTTAGTGAGCTTCTGCTTCACCATACCTTGGTCATAGAGTTCCAAGAATAGATTCAACAGATCAGTGTTAGCAATCAAGTTAGAACCAATCTCATCAATCTGAGCATTGATGGCTCCACAGTTTGCCAGTAGCAGTTTATGTCGTAATTGCTTAACTGCTGGGGCAGTACCAGAATCAAAAGTGAATGGGATAGTTCCTCCACTGTTATATTCTTTCTGCAATTTTTCCATTTCTTCAGCTACTTCAGTACCCGCATAAGCTGCTCGTTTAGCTGCTAACTCATCCAAATTCTTCTTGGCAATTTCCAGAGAAGTAATGTCTTCAAACTGTTCTTGGAATCCACTAAGCAATTCATTTTCAATGATGCCTACTGAGAATCCTTTACCAAACTTTATGTTCATATCAGTTCGTTACTCCTGATACCGTTCTCACGAACTGCTACCCTTCTCAGGGCAGAACAGACTATATCTCTATCTTGTTAGCACACTTTGAACAGTGGCTTGGAGGTTTATGTTTAAGGTAGTGCAGTTCTCTAGTGGCTTCACTATGGCAGTGTATGCAACGGGTGTGGAAGTAGTACTTCCTGCCTCGTCTATCTGCTGGGCTTATCACTTCCCAACATCCATACACTTTTGAGAGCATTGCTATAGCATTGTCTACGACTTTAGCACTTGCAATCTTTCCAGCAGCTTTACCTGCCTTTGATTGATTTGCGAAGAGTCTGCCCTGTCTTTGGGCATGTAGCATGTTCTCTGAGTGCGTACACCATTCGAGATTCTCAACACGATTGTTGAGTGGATTATTGTCAATGTGGTTTACGTCAGGTTTGTTATGAGGGTTCGGTATAAAGGCTTCAGCTACTACTCTATGGAGAGAAAGCTGATAACGCTTATGGGCTTTACTCAAAACAACTCTGTGTCTACCTACATTTGTGAGATCAAACTTTAAAGCCTTTGCTGGGTATTTCTGAGGTTTGCCATGCTTATTCAGCACAACTCGCTCTAAAGACCTAACTAAACCTGCGTCACTCACTTGATATAACCCTTCAAATCCTGCTATATCTTTAAACATTTCCAACTCCTTTACCTTTTAGATTTTGCTATACTAGCACTTTCTAGGAAAAGGATACAAGATATTCCCCATTTCAGATCACTTGATCTTACGCCTCTCGGCTAGTCGTTGAGGCTTCACCATGACATTTCAGTTTTAGGTGCTTGCCTGCTGATTGTCTAATCCTTATCACTTCACTTTTGTACCATTTCTGGTTCAATTAGCGGATAAGGCTCTAAAGAGTTTCCAGCAATTAAAGGAATTACGGCTGCATGTCACCATGTAGCTAGGCTTTTTACAAACCCGATGTGGCGGTAGCCAGTGCGTAAATGTTTACGGGTACTTCACCCCGATCTTTGGTGACAATTGTGCAACGCATAGTTGCTGCGATCTTTCCAAAAAAGTAACAGATCACAGTGCGAAAGAATTGTTTGTCGTTATTCTGTGTCTTGTTATTCAGTAGGTGAATAATTTCCTCTAACCCCTGATGGTGGGTTACACCTGTAAGGTCAATCATGATATTGCTCCAATATACTAAGTATGCAGTGAGATGGTTATCCTGGTTCAAGCATGAAATACCGAACCAAGAAAACAGATAAAACCTATTTTCTTGGTTCAAAGTAGACAAACTAACAATATTTTGTGATTAGATTTCTTCGTCTGGGCTAGAGAAATATTGGTTTTTCTGTGAACAGAGTTCATAGCTGTTACAGTAAGCACAACGTTTAGGAGCACCCATACGAGTAATGACTACACCTTTACCTTTAGCTTGTTGATGCGCTACAGCTTCATGGTAGTCAGCAAAGTTCTTCGTACTTCTACCGTCAGTCTTTTCAGGATTACCGTAGAAACGGAATTGAGGAGGAGACAACCATAACTCTTCATCAGTGCAGTAGGGAATATCCAACTCATCAGCATTAACAAACCGAGAAAACTCCTGCAACTTATGCCGAATCCAGTACTCAGTTTCTTCCAGTGACATCAAAGAAACATTCTTGCTAAGCAATCTGGTTTGAGGATAGTCAGGGTTATTCCTCGCTAAACTTTTCTGCCAGTCAGTAAAGATGTAATTGATACTGATGAAATCAGATGTGATCTTGGTTGGTTCCAGCCAACGGTAAATGCTACCTTGAAGACGATGTTCTTCTTCACGAGTGTTGTGCATGTATGTGTAGGTAGAAGTGGACTTGTAGTCTTGAAGAGTACCTTCAGCAATCATGTCTACTTTACCACTGATATGAAACCCATCTAACCAACGTGAGTAACGTTGTTCAATGTAGACTGGAATAGTATCTTCTCGTAGTTCAGTTGGTTCAGGGTTGATGTGAACTCTTGCAATAGTTTCTGCTGGAATCTCTAACCGCATCATTGCTTTCCTGTAGCAGCCATTGCTCCAAGCAGCTTCGATACCAGCATGTAAGCTTGTACCTACTGTACTGGCAATCAGAGTGGATACGTCTACTACAATGTTAGTATCCCCAATACGTCGATTCAGAACTAACTGCCGAGTAGGTTTCAGCAATGATGTAGCACTGATATGGTTCGGGTCAGGATTATGATCGTAGGTATCATGCATCAGCCATACTGTGAGAGGTAATGGAATATTGTGTTCATTAGTGAATTTCATGCATTGGCTCCAAATTTGAATTTACGGTACTGCATCCAACCATTGTCAAAGTTGCTGTAACTATTAGTGTTAATGGCTAATGCTGGATGTTCCATAGGGGATGCATGGAGTATCCCACTAGTGAGAGAATTTACTACCCGTTTCGCTTTTTGCGCTGAAGTGTCCAAGGTACGGAATGAGACTTGAGCACAACAACTAATCGAAATATTGAAATGCTCGTCAGTAGGGTCTTTCACAATACCCACGTAAGGCAAATGCCAGCTTCCCCAAGGAACTACTTCTGGGTCAGAGGTATTCATTGCACGTTCAATTGCTTCTGCCACAATTTGCATAGCATCTTGGGCATCTTCGTGCATACGCAGATTCATAAAGTTCTGCCACTCTGTAGAAGAGATCAATACTGTTGTGTACACAAATGGCTCTAACAGACGATTAGTCCACTGCTTAGACAAGCCAATTTTACTGAGTAACCAAGCTGCACCAATCATAGAGTACTTAGCAGCATTCCATACCACTTTACCCATTACTTCCTTGGTTCCAGTGAGTTGGGATTTAGGCTGCATACCCTTGCCATTAGCTGGCATACCGAAGTCAGCCGGGGTAACTGGGCTATCAAGTACGTAACCAATATTCTTCTCAATGGTAACAGCTCTGGATGAAGCAGAATTTTTACTGAGCTTACGGTGGGTATTAATTTGGGCTACCAAGAATTTTGGCATAACAACTGTGAGGGTAGTGAGTCGTATCCCATCTGGATTGATTGAGTCCAGAATAATCTGAGCGGATATTTTATGCATGGTTCTACTCCGTATAGGTAGTGGGTTATGAGAATACTTTGTCGATGAGAAAATTCATGACGGCTTTACGAAAAGTTTTGCCTGCTAATTTAGTCATAAACTGTTCAGTAGTAGGAACGTAGTAGTATCTACCATTGAACTTGCAACGTAAAAGAATAGGCGTATTTGCTTTTGGATGCTTAACCAACTCAACTACGTACTTGTCTACTACAGTGCGATTCACTGCCTCGTACTGTTTCATGTGAGTTTGGGCAGCGTCAATAGCCATACGAATTAGTGGGTGAGTTGTAGGCTGAATAGACGAATTACTGATCATAGCATCAATAATTCTAGCCTCTAACTGCGCAGTATCCGTAGGCACATACGATTTACCACTAGGTAAGCTAAGTATTAGTCCATCTAGTGAATCATGTGGAATGAGATTGAACTGTAGGAAGTTATCTAGTGACTGTATCCCTCGCTTCATTCTAGCATTGTCAGCAATCTTCTCTGGGGGAGTAGTATTTTGTTTCATAGAATATTTCCTCGCAGAGAGCACAAGTACTCTCTGCTTGAACCAAGTGGATAAAAGCTATTTACGCTCTGCCTGTCTTGAGGATTAGAACCAAACGGGTAGCGTACACCAATGCTTTCTCTGCATCTTCTTGCCCATTCTTACCCCACATCCGAGCCAAGTAAGTAATAGCTTCCGACCATGAAGTAATAGCTTCGTAAGGAATACCTTCAGGAATTGCACGTAGTAGTGCAGAACGTACATCCATCCACTCAACATTTAGGCCATCAAGTTTGTAGTGAGATGGTTGGTGAACTGCATCATGTGGAGTTTGATTGAACTCAACATCACCGTAGTAACCTACTTCAGGTTCAAATGATGCTTTACAGTACTCGGCATCATCCACAGAAAGCGCAGTGTCTTGATAGAGATAGTATGTGTGACTATTACTCAGCTCTGTGTTGAGTACAGGTACTAGTTGTTTCTGCCAATCT